TCTCCAACCAGGGTGACTGATACCATAGTCATATCCCAGTTTCTCTGCGAATACTCTACATGCAACTGCTCTCCAAATCTGGTTTCCTAAACCAGCATGTTCATGGATACTAATTCCCAGCATTATTATCTCCTGTGATAACGATTACTATATTTCTTACGGAGAATGGTTAACCCATTATTCCAAGGAAGTGTTGACCATTCCCAGAACTGTGGATTCAGTTCTGCTACTGCACGATAAGGACCACCACCTTCCCACTGTGGTCCACCGTGTGCAAGGTCACAGTGATAGAAGGGATCAGTTCCACCATACATTAAATCATGCAGGAGGATGATGCTGCTAGGACCAACTAGTCCATCAAGCAGTTCAAGTTGACGTTTGACGTGTGGATACGAATGCCAATCATCAACATAAACGATATCAATTTTCTTATCCTTGGGCCATTCTTCTAGGAACTTAATGCTGTCCTGCTTGCAGAAAGTGTAATGACCATTGTTTGGTTTGTATTCTGAAGGGTCATTGAGATCAACAGACCAAAGATGTCCATTGTTCAATTTTGCTGCCTCATACAGAGGTTCACTTGTGTGACCTTCTCGCACACCAAGTTCAACAAATGTTTTTCCCCTAGATGCTAATGCAATAGAAAAAATTGAAATGATGTGTCGATCAGAATCAAGGTCACCATGAAGTGCCTTGTCGCAAAATTTGTCCAAAAACTTCATCAGTTATCCTTCCAATACTCATAGATGTCCTTTGTCACCTCATACTCCATCTGCTTCACTTTTCTGTTTGGTTGTTTCATCGCCCAAACAAACATACTTTCAATAAGTTCTTCAAGGTTAGTTTCATCCTTGAAGTCTAATACGGTCTTTGCTTTCGTGTGATCACAATATGCGTGTTTGACTTCATGACGTGGTTCTCCATGTTCAATAGGAACATCATAACCATATTTTTTACCAATCTTTTGAACTGTCTCTGCAACTTCGTTGAGTGTGAAATATTTATCCGCACCAATATTGAAGATTTCGTTGTCGTAATCTGTCAGAAGTTTATCAAATGGTTCCATATAATATTTGATGTCGGAGAATGCACGAGTCTGTTCACCATCACCATACACAAGAATAGGTTGACCATTTAAAGTCTTACGAATAAAAATACCAATCACATTACGATACTTGTCCCAGATGTTTTGATAAACACCAAGAACGTTGTGAGGACGAACAATGTTATATCGCAGACCAAACTGTTCATGTGCAAGTCTCAAGTCACACTCTACAGCATACTTCGCAACACCATAAGGATCAATTGGTTGTGGTCTTTTATCTTCAGTGAACGGAGGTTCTTGCTCACCATAAACTGCCATACTAGAAGTAAAGATCATCTTGGTATCATTCTTGATACACTCATTGATCAAATTAGCAGAACAAATAAGATTGTTCCTGTAATTAAAATTGCGAATAAACGGGGACAATCCCTCTGCAGCATAGGCAGCAAAGTGAATCAGAACTTCTGGTTTGTGCTCATCAAAGAGTTCAACCACTTTCTTCCTGTTCTCAAGATTCAACTTAACGAAAGTAAAGTTTTCTCCTTTGGGAACAAATGCTTTGTATCCACCAGAGAGGTTATCAATACCAATTACTTGATGTCCGTTAGACAACAAATGTCTACAATAATTTGAACCAAGAAGTCCAGCGCATCCAGTTACGAATATTTTCATAGTACTATCCAATCAGGGCAATAAAGATCTTTTGTGTTTTTGTTTGCATATGCAGGACCGAACCACATCTTCGGTGCAATTACTTTCTTATTTGGGTTAGACTGCAACCAAGCACCCCACCAACTCATAGAACTATTGGCAATAATAGCATGAGAACATAAAGACATCAAGCACAGATCTGCATATGGTGTAAATGATCCATCATCATATTTTTCCTGTGGTTCTGAAATTAAAAATCTATCGCCGGAGAAGAACTCTTGTTCTTTAACCCAATCTACAGAATCAGAGAATACAATGACTGGTTGATCATCATCAAACTCTGCAAGTGCTCTCTCATAATATTCAATTGGTTGAACAGGATGCTGATCACCACATTGGGTATAAGACCACTTGAAACCACGAGGATCTGTAAGATTAGGATCTCCACGACGAACGTGAAGCATGATGGGTTCTCCTTCTACAGAATCAATCAGTTCTTGACAAGGAGCCATGATCTCACGATGAAATGTAAAGTCTTTGCGAATTTGATCCTTTACATTATCAAAGTATTTCCAAGACTGAAAAAATCCATACAGACTCACATCACTAGGACATGTTGTGAAGAGTTTTTCATTGAAGTGAAAATGCTCTTCTTGAACATATCTGTCTCCCTGTATGTATCCTTGAGGGATATGATCCAAATCAAAGCATTCATGCAAACTATAATTCTCAATTCCTTTGTTTTCTGGAGATGGAATACAGATATCATGTCCATTCTTTGCTGCAATACCACGAAGTGCAGCAAATTCAAACATCTGATTACCAAGACGACCAAGATGACCTAGATGATTAAATCCTATCATTCATCAACTCCAAACAACTTCAAAATGTTCTGAACTCTGTTTACATAAGTGTGCTTTTCTTTAATGAAAAGCATTGCTTCGTTCATATTTACCTTTTTGTTTACCTCGGCATCCAGAAGATTTTCATAAAGACTCTGTGGTGTTCCTCCATAAACAACATAATCACCAAACTCACGCTTAACTGCATGAGAGTTTGTACCACAGATCCTACCGTAACTAATGTTCTTGAAGATTCTACATGGAATATATCCAACAAGCAAGTGCCAGTCACTTCTAAAGTCTGGACACAAGAAAGACTCTCTGATTAATTGTTTGTTCTCTTCATCAGAAGCATTTTGAGTATAGACCGTAAACTCTACTCCGTGTTTCTCACCAATAATATTAGCAAACTCTTGAGCCCACCATGGACCTTGTTCATAAAGCATTCCAATATAGTTTAACTTATTTGCTCTTGGATTGAATTCAACTGGGTTTTCGTGGTCAATCTCATGAGGAAGTAAGTCAGTTGCCCATGCTTGATACAGAGTTCTATTAGAGTCATCCCAGAAAGATAAATCAGAAACTTTCTCTACTTCTTTCTCTTCAAATGTTTCTTGATCTAGTACATCACATTGATGTCTGAATGCAATAACATTCTCTTTTGGAATATCATTTTCTTCAAATTCATTCTGAAAATTGAGTCCAACATACTTACAATCTTTCCGATAAGGCATTCCCTGTCTTCTTGAATGCTCAACAATGAAAATTGAGTCAGAGAAATCAATGGATGAGATATCATCTCTGTGATCTATCCAAAGAGTCTCATGACCCAAAAATTCACATGCTTTCTTATAGGAACTGTGGACATAACCATGAGTTGATTCATGAAGTCTATGTCCCCAGATAACAATCTTACTCATAATTTTTCTTCATTTCATCAAAGACTTTATTGATACCTGCTTCAATACCAGTCTTGGGTAACCACCAACTCATAATGTAACTGTCTGCCTCATTTCTTTTGTCCATCTGAACACTATCTTTTGCAAGACCTGGTTTGATTTTTACATCATACTTCCCAATTCTGTTGAAGCATCCCTGAATAATTTCAGCAACAGACTTAATGGAATCATTACGAAAAGAAGTAATGTGAAGGGGGTCTTCTGGTTTGAAGTCAGTGTAGTTTTCCATCACTGTCTCCAGTGCCTCGCAGCAGTCCTCCGCATAAAGGAACTGACGTTCTTCAGTACCATCAGTCATCATCTCAAACTCACCCTCTTCAAATCCTTTACGGATGAAGTCGGTGATCACATGGGCCTTTTCCATGTCATGCTCAATACCATACACATTCCAAAACTTAACAGTGAGTCCTTTCAGTGCAGTGGTGTAGAGTTCTCCCACACGCTTCATCACACCGTAAGGAGAATAAGACATGTTGCTCATCTGGGATGATGCAAACACGAATCTCTTGTTGTACTTTTCAAGCAAACCAAATACGTTTGCCATGATGCGAGTATTGTTATTGATGAAGTCAAACGTGTGTTGGTACTTCTTCAGGTAGTGAGAACCACCGACATCAAATGCAAGAACAAAAACAAAGTCAGTGTCCATGATAACACGATGCAGTTCCGCGTTAGGAATCTGCGTCATGTCCTGATGTGGTCCATTGATAACATCAAACTCATGAACTTTATGACCTTTCTCACGCAAATACTCTGTGAGGTAGGCACCGATTTGCCCACCAGATCCAAGGACAGTTACTTTCATTGTTATATTAAACAGTAATTACAGATTCAGAAATAATTTTATCATATTCTAATCCCCAATCTTTGGAGATGCACTTTGGATTATTTGGATTAAGAGTTAACTCAACAAGCCAATTCCTAGTTTCGAAAACTTTATTCCAATCTACGGTTTGTTTTACCTTTTGCATTCCATCAAAATCTTTGACCTGGACAAAGGTCATTCCATAACTTGAAGTATGGTGTTCGATAGACACATTATCATCCTCATACATTGTCATTTCACGGACGCTCTTTGGGAGACCAAAGAAATCTGTGATTGCAACGTCAACCCTCTCACACTGAACTCCATTAATAACTGGTCCCTCCATTGGCCAATGCGAATCATGGAAGACAAAGTATCCGCCTTCTTTAATGTGGTTTGACCAGAAGTAAAGTTCTGCTAGAACTTGTTCTCTAGTGTGTTGAGTATCAATGAAGATAATATCAAAAGGATCTTCGTCCCATTGCTTACCAAGAGTTACACTATCATAAAGATAACAAGTGTAATTCTCATTTACAAATTTTCCTCCACCATTAAAAAATGGTCCAAAATTAAGATCGCATCCACAAACTTGATTGTTATTCTCTTCACTTTCATAAGAAAGGATGGCAGAAGAAACTCCACCTCTGACACCAACGTCCATGAATCTGGCATCTTTTTTTGTTTTTACTAGGTCCAAAAGGACCATAGAATTTTCTCCTAGATCACTAACTCCACTAGAATCCAACCAACTAGTCAGTTTTGATAATTTACTCATTATTATTTCCTATTTTTAATTTGCTCACTAATCCAATCGTAAGTAATACGAATGCCTTCTTCAAGGGATTGAGAGTAATCCCAACCAAGTTCTTTGCGGATCACATCGTTATTAGAGTTGCGTCCACGAACACCAAGAGGTCCATCAATGTGGTTCTTATCCACAGTCTTACCAGAAACTTTAGCAGCAGTATCTACCAGTTGGTTGATGGTGACCATCTCTTCAGAACCAATGTTCACTGGTCCAATGAAGTTTGAATCCATCAGTCTCCTAGTTGCTTCAATGCATTCATCAATGAACAGGAAGGAACGAGTCTGTAGACCGTCTCCCCACACCTCGATGGATCCACCGTCCTCTGGGAGGAGAGCGACCTTACGGCAGATTGCAGCTGGAGCCTTCTCTCTTCCACCATCCCAGGTCCCTTCTGGACCAAAGATATTATGGTAGCGGGCAACACGAACAGGAATACCATAATTCCTATGGTATGCAAAATAGAGTCGTTCAGAGAATAACTTCTCCCATCCATATTCGGAATCGGGGTTAGCGGGGTATGCGGATTCTTCACGGCAGTCAGGGTTATCGGGGTCCAACTGATTGTGCTCTGGGTACATGCAGGCAGACCCAGAATAGAAGATCTTGGTAACGTTCTTACCTTTCTCTTCATTCATCTTGTGTTGCATCTCAAGGACATTGAGATTAATCGTTGCAGAGTTATGCATGATATCTGCATCATTCTCACCAGTGAAGACAAAACCTGCTCCACCCATGTCAGCAGCAAACTGATAGATTTCATCGAATGGATGAATATAACGATAAGGTACGGAGTGATAGAAGTTACCACGATCACCCTTGTACTCAAGGACGCGACGGACAAAATTAATATCTCGGAGATCTCCCTGAACAAATTCATCTGCTTCAGTAGTAGAAAACTCTGGACGCTTAAGATCTACACCACGAACCCAATATCCTTCAGACTTGAGTCGCTTCACCATGTGCGATCCAATAAAACCACCTGCACCCAACACGAGTGCTTTCTTTATGTACTGACTCATTAAAAATGATAAACGCTATAGTATGTATTATACAAAAAAAGCAGGGTTTATGCAACCCTGCTCAAGTACGGTCTTTCATGCACGCCACTTGCTCTTTGACCTGAAGCAAGAAACAGGGCGGGAGTATAAACCCCATCCGCACCACTTGCCTTTTAGAGGAATGGCAAGAAACCCTACAGTCCTGATACCCTTGATTTAACACCAGGAGTTTCTTTCAGTGCTGCGATCAGAGCATCAACTTTTGCTTCGAGTGACTCGACTCTGGATTTTAATTCAGAGTTAGATTGAGTTGGGGATGGTGTTACATTTACACTTCCCGAGGTCGTTACTTTCTTTGATGTTGACATGATTAGTAATTTCTACTTCGATTTTATTTAGTTTTAAGGGGTCATATGACTCCACCAGTTCTGTTATAGTCCATCCGTGACTGAAGGGGGGTTCCCGACCAGGGTTTTTAGAGACTCTCCATGTCTTCATCATCTTTTACATAACAAGGAACACGATCTGGATCTAACCATTTCGTATATTCAAAGTCTTCCATCGCAGTCAGAAGTTGCATCTGATTGTCAAGAAGGTACATATCTCGATATCGTTTTGTCCAACTATCTGCTTTTTGAATGCGATAGTCAGGGAACCCATTGTCTAGGGTTCCACACTCAACATAACGATACGGAAACCGTTCAAAAACAATTTTCATGCTACTTCAGTAGTCTCCAAGTCACCAGCAACATATTCCATAAGCATCTCATAATCATCCAAAGGATCACCAGAGAATACAACACCTTCGTTTTCGTAATAGCGGCGAACCTTTTTGAAAAGTTTCGGATTCTTTACATCAAGGTAAAAATCGCCATTTGCTGCACCACGAAGGGTTTGAACGTCTTTCTTGAATTTTGCTGTGAGAGTCATTGTTTTGAATGTTGACCTGACTATTATAAGGGTTTGACAGGGGTTCTGTCAAGTGCTGGTTGTGGGGATCGAACCCACCTTAGGCGAATTATGAGTTCGCTGCTTTCAACCAGAGAGCTAAACCAGCAAGGTAGGACTGCGGAGAATTGAACTCCGTTCACACCGTTATAAGCAGTGGGCCTTAACCAATAGGCGACAGTCCCAGGATTAAGATGCTTCGTTGTTCTGTTCTGTATACAAGCGTATGAGTTCATCATCCGCTGGTATCATTACTACTCTTTCTCCTGTTTCTGTATTCTCTATACCTATTGTTTCTCCATTCTCCACTCTACCCAAGAGTGTATCCCAATTTTCTTGCCAGTATTCCACAGTGTAAAATTGCATTGGTTTTACAAAAGAGATTTTAAAAATTTCTTTCCATTATATATGACATCATAAACTCTTTTATCATGGAAGTCAAGATCTGATCCCATATTTACTTTCAGTTTAAAATTAGAATTACCAACCATCTTTTCAATTGACCAAACCTCATAAAAAATTTTGAATGCTTTTACTGTTTTATCGACATCATATGCATCTAGGAAATCACTTAACAGTTGTTTGTGATCCTTTTTACTTGGATGCTTTTTAGGAATGTAATAATAATCTTCAGAGAACCATTTTAAGTGTCTGAAAACTTCTTGCATTTCAAATTCATAGTCTGGATCTATTCCATACATTATACTGTGACATGCTCTTGTAAGAATTGATTCTATTGCCACCGCATTATATTCGCATAGGTGGTTAATCTCTTGCATGTAATCCCATTCCATATCACCATTTAGAGCTGCCATAAAGTGAGCGATGTCATGACATGCTTTAGTTGGAGGTGCTTCATTGTTATTTCTCTTTTGAATTTCACCATCAACATACTTTATTTCTGTAGTGGTCTTTCCATTATCCCATGTCCAATTGATTTCTGATACTTGCTTCATATTCCGCAAGTATGCTCCAGTTGGATTGAATAAAGAATTTCTAATCTGATCTAACAAAGACTGATCGATATCAGCATCTACACTGTTCTTACTCATGTCTCTAACCATTGCACAAATCCAGTTCTTGCTCTTTCACCACTTGGGGTTACACTATGATATGTAGGATTTTCTTCTAAATTGCATATAAAAACTCTGTTATAGATTGGAACTATTTGATCAACCAATACAAAGTCAACATCGTTCCTTTCATCTGGTAATCCACCACCAGGAGTATCAGTGTTTAATCGAATATTGCGATTCAGAAAATCCATTTTCTCATCTGTGGTTGCTCTAACTTTCAACACATTGTCTGACTTGGATTCATCTACTCTCCATAGTTGTAGCAATCCCCCATCAGACATTTTCCAATTCTTATTGAAGTAACATATGAACACAAGTTTCCTGGTAGTGCTATCAGTATGAATCCAAAACCCCTTTGCATGTGGTTTGTGATAGCGAAGTTTCACAATAGAGTGAGTCTTGTCAGTTGATTCTACGCAAGCAAGTCTCCTCATATACTCTTCCCATTCTTTGGAGAACAAAAGTTTATGTCCATAATCAAATGGATTCATAAATTTGACTGCTCCGTCATAAGGCAAAACTTGCCCATCACGAGAGTACATATCTTGCTTCTCACTAAAATTAAGACTACCATGCTTTTTAATCATGGCATCTAACTTATCAGTTTTAAAGAAGTTATCTAAAACCAGATACTTCATTTCTGGTTTTGCTATTAGAGTTTCTTGTAAGGACTCAATATAATCCTCATTCAAGTAAACTGGATTAACCCATTCAGACAACATATATTTTTTCTAATATCAAGTCGGGGTGAAAGGATTCGAACCTTCGGCCCCTGCTTCCCAAAAGCAGTGCTCTATCCAAGCTGAGCTACACCCCGTTGTTGACCTAATAATTATACTACTCCTTATGTCCTTTGTCAAACGGTGCCCAGTGTTGCCAATTGTATTTGTGGACTGCCCACATACCCATAATAGGTACAACAACCAGTAGATAAGCAAGTGTTCCTCGGGTATATGGAGTTTCCATTACCCACCGTGCGATGTGTCCCATAGTTGTCTAAAGTATCTGTCTACGTGATTTAAACAGTCTAGTGGTGCTGTTTCTGCAGTGTGTGCCCAGTCATAACAGAAGTCGATCATATCAAATGTTAAACGATCAACTCCATATATTCTGGCAAATGAAGATGTTGCAAAATGAAATCTTACTCTAGTGTGCGGTTCCATTCCCCTTATAGTGTTCGGATTCATAGTAGTTCCCCTTCTTTGAACCGAAATAAATTGTAGCGATTACAAAAGGTATTGCAACTATAATGAGTGCTTTTCCTAACAGATGTTCCATTACTGATCAATTCCTAGTTCTTTTAAGTAGTCTATCCACCACTGTGGATCTTTGGTTCGTCTCCACTCTGGAACCTCAATTCCTCTCTCTGTATACCACTCAAACAGAGCATCATCGATAATCTGTTTTACTTCCATATTCCTCATCCTCTTCGTCAACGTCTGCATATGCATTGTCCACATAGGGTCCATGTGGTTTGAGTGATTCTTCTCGGACATAGTTCTGTTCGTCGTTGACAGCAGCAATCCACAGTGATAGTTTCATGATAATCCATATCATTGCCAGCGGTAAAAAACAAGCAAATAAGATTAGGGGTTTCATTTTAGTTAAGAGTAATTGTCAACCAAGGGAAAATAGGAGGGACTACTCCAATAAGTCTTAAAAGTCCTTCAGCAAATAAAGCAAGAACCACCCAACCGACGCACATACTAATGATAGAAGCATTACGGTTGTGGCGTCGTATTGCTGCATCGATCATCTCCTGAACTTC